TAAAACGAGATGGGACACGAGTTCCATTGGATATTTCAAAGATTCAAAGGCAAGTAGCATTCGGTTGCCAAGGTATCGACGGTGTAAGTCCGTCGATGATTGAAATCAAGGCCCAAATTGAGTTACATGACGGAATGGCAACTAAAACTATCGATGAGCTATTGCTAAAAGCAATGGTTAATCTCATTGATGAAACTGAGAACCCAGAACTAAACAACACTAACTATCAATATGTAGCTGGCCGACAGCGAGTAAGTATGCTTCGAAAAGAAGTATACGGGCAGTACCAACCGCCTTCGTTGTACAGTATTGTTAAAAAGAATGTTGAAGCAGGAATGTATACTCCAGAACTGCTAGACTGGTACTCCGAAGAAGAATGGAATATTATCGATCTTGTTATCGACCATTCAAAAGATGAGCTATATACCTATGCAGCAATCGAACAACTTGCAGAGAAGTATCTAGTTCAAAACAGATCAACTGGACAAATTTACGAAACACCTCAAGTTAGATATGCAATCGCAGCCGCCACAGCGTTTCATAAAGAACCAAAGTCTACTCGTCTAAAGCTAGTTAAAGAATATTACGAGTGCGCTTCTGAGGGGCATTTTACTCTTGCTACACCTGTTCTCGCTGGGCTCGGAACAACTACTAAGCAATTTAGTTCCTGTGTTCTCATTTCTAGCGATGATACCCTTGACAGTATTTTTGCTGCCGGAGAAATGATGGCCAAGTATGCTTCAAAGCGTGCTGGCATTGGTTTAGAAATCGGAAGAATCAGACCGATTGGTTCCCCAATCAGAAACGGTGAAATTAAACACACCGGTATGATTCCTTTCTTAAAGAAGTGGTTCGGCGATCTCCGTAGTTGCAGTCAAGGCGGTATTCGCAATGCAAGCTGCACAGTTACTTTCCCTATTTGGCACTATCAATTTGAAGACTTAATTGTTTTAAAGAATAACCAAGGCACTGAAGAAACTCGCGTTCGCCAAATGGATTATTCCGTTGTTGTAAGTGCTTTATTCTGGAAGAGATTTAAAAACAAAGAAAATATTACGTTATTTGATCCGCATGAAGTTCCGGATCTTTACGAAGCGTATTATAGAGATACACAAGAGTTTGAGAAATTATATGCCAAGTACGAACAGAGTAAGGCAATTAAGAAGAAAGTTATTAGCGCGGAAGAAGTCTTCAAGAATGCTATTCTTAAAGAGCGAACTGATACTGGCCGGATCTATCTTGTTAATATCGATAATGTTATTAACCAAGGTCCTTTTAACTGTTTAGTTGATCCAATTTATCAGTCGAATCTTTGCCAGGAGATTTTGCTGCCAACTCGTCCGTTCCAGAGAATCGAAGACGAAGCAGGTAGAATTGCCCTTTGCACCTTGGGGTCGGTAAATTGGGGTGTATTCCGCAACCCGCAAGAAATGCGAAAGGCATGTAGAATTCTTGTTCGAAGTTTGAGCAACTTACTGTCGTACCAAGACTTTTTAAGCGTGCAGAGCTATCTGGCAAACAAGGAATTCGAGCCGCTAGGAATCGGTATTACTAATCTTGCATATTGGCATGCTCGTCGAAATCTGAAGTACGGCGAAGATGCAGCACTTGCTGAAGTTCGTAGATGGATGGAACATCAAGCATTTTATCTCACTGAAGCAAGCGTCGAACTTGCAAAAGAAAGAGGTAAATGTGAAAGAAGCGATCATACGTGGTACGGTCAGGGAGTGTTCCCTTGGGAGCGTCGAAATAAGAATGTTGACGAGTTAACAGACTTTACACCAAGCTTAAACTGGGAACCTCTGCGTGCAGATCTTAAACGATACGGTATTCGCAATGCTACACTAATGGCTGTGGCTCCAGTTGAATCGAGTTCGGTGGTACTGAATAGTACCAACGGTATCGAAATGCCAATGGAACTAATTAGTGTTAAAGAAAGCAAGGCAGGATCATTTGTGCAAGTTGTGCCTGACTATAAGAGACTGAAGGGCAGATATCAGTTAATGTGGGACCAAACTGATTGTGTTGATTATCTAAAAACTGCGTCAGTTCTTGCAGCATATATTGATCAATCACTTTCGACTAATACGTTTTATAATCCTGCACATTTCCCCGAAGGTAAGATCCCAGGAACCCTGGTTGCTAAGAATTTAATGTTAGCGTATCGGTGGGGCCTCAAAACAATTTATTATTCCTTAATAAACAAGGTCGGGGCTAAAGCAGGTGTATCATCAGCTGCAACGGTTGATAATACCAATCTGCCTACTAACGAATACGACGAGTCAGGCGACGATGATTGTCTAGCCTGCAAATTGTAATTATTGAGTAAATCGATATTAAATTAGCGTCAATAAGTTGGCGCTAATTTTTTCGGTTTCGATTGCATTTGTCTGGCTACTAGCGTAATATAGTTAAAGAAAGAGAGAATTTATGTCTAAAGAACAATACGATTTTACAAAGCAAACTAACTACCTGAAGCGCAGAATGTTCCTGGATCCTGCCGGTCCTGTTACTATTCAACGGTTTGAAGAAGTTAAATATCCAAAACTGCAAAAGTACGAAGAACTTGCCCGCGGATTTTTCTGGGTTCCTGAAGAAATTAGTCTTACAAAGGATAAGATGGATCACAAGGAAGCAAGTGATGCAGTGAAACATATTTTTACCAGTAATCTTCTTCGCCAGACTGCACTCGACAGTCTACAAGGCCGTGCACCTTTCCAAGTTTTTGGACCTGTAACAAGTATTCCTGAACTTGAAGCATTAACTTTAACCTGGTCGTTCTTTGAAACGTCTATCCATTCTAAGAGCTATAGTCATATTATTCGTAATGTGTATGGAGTTCCGAAGGAAGAGTTTAACAAGATTCATGACACTACCGAAATTGCAGAAATGGCCGCTGCTGTAGGAAAATACTACGAAGCACTTCATATTCTAAATATTCGAAAAGAACTCGGGGAGGAAATTTCCGAGCGTGAACATAAGCGAGCTATTTGGTTAGCATTGCATGCTAGTTATGCACTCGAAGCGTTGCGATTTATGGTATCATTTGCTACGAGCTTAGCAATGGTCGAAAATAAGATCTATATTGGTAACGGTAATATCATTAGTTTAATTCTTCAGGACGAGTTACTGCACACCGAATGGACCGCGTGGCTTATTAACAACGTCGGTAAAGATGATCCTGAGTTCTTAGAAATTGCACAAGAATGTGCAGCAGAAGTGTATCAACTATATCTCGAGGTTATTCGAGAGGAAAAGGCATGGGCAGATTATCTCTTTAAGAAGGGCGTGGTTATTGGCCTAAACGCCGCAATCCTTAAAGACTTTGTCGACTTTACGGCCTACACTCGATTAAAGGAAATTGGAATTCGTTACCTAGAGGATCATCCAAAGATTACTCCTATTCCGTGGTTTAATAAGCACTTAAATATTAACAAGAAGCAGTCTGCTTTACAAGAAACCGAATCAACTAACTATGTTATTGGGGTTATGGGGACTGAAATTGATCACAAAGATTTACCAGATTTATAAAAGGAGAAATATATGACAGCAATCGTATGGTCTAAACCAAACTGCCCGCATTGCGAGCAAGCTAAACAACTTCTAGCAACAAAAAATATTAATTTCGAAGTTCGTGTAATCGGATCGGATTGGACAAAGGAGCAGCTTTTAGAAGCAGTCCCGAACGCCAGAACAGTTCCACAGATCTTTATTGACAATGAATACGTAGGCGGAATTAACGAGCTCCGTAAACGAGTATTGTCTTAAAAGAAAGAATCTGATGTCGTTAACTTATAAGGACTTGTATTCTGTTTCTATTACAGATTCGTCCATTCTACGTAAGCAAATCAATCATTACGACGGTAACGCAAGCATCTCCGGTTCGTTAATGGTCGGCGGAACTTTACAAGTTAACGGAGAAGATATTATCAAATCGCTAAACGAAATTAAAGATCGTTTAGCGATCCTTACTCCGGACTTTGAAAAGATGGAAAAATTTGCAGCTCTTAAAAATGCCTATGAAAACTACAAAACAATTGAAAGGTTAGTTAGCAATGGCGATACCGATTGACACCGCAAAATTAGAAAAAATTATCGCAAAACAATCGCAAGAAATTCGAAAGCTCTCTGCGAAGGTACTATTTTTAGAAAGAGAAAACTCTCGGAGAAAACAAGAAATACAACAATTAACTGCGAAAATTAAATGAAAAACTCTGCCCTAAAAAAATGGATATATAGAAACGATGTCAAGATTCTAGAAACTAATCGACGAGTTTACAAATCAGCACCACCGAGCTTTGATTTTTTCTCTAGGGACGATATGTATATTCCTCCGGAAGTTGTTATAGAAAACGCGTATGTTATCGAGATTCCGGAAAGTAAATTAGAAGAAATCGTAAACTTTGAGCGTCGCGTTTTTGGTAATCGTCCAAACTATGATGATCATTATTATGATCTATTTCACAACATTTTAGAAAAACAGGAATTTGAATCTCAAATAAGAGAAAAACACCCTGCAGTAAAAAACGCATTTGAACAATACAAAACATTATTAGAACTTGCCAAGAGTGGCAATCTTTAAAGGAAATTTATGCTTATTAATAAAGGTTTTTCAGCGAACGATATTGTTAGTTTAAAGTTAGTTAACGGCGACGAGCTTATTGCAAGATTTGAAGAAGAATCAGCGGATACTATTACTATCTATAAACCTCTAGCAGTTACATTAGGGCCGCAAGGGCTAGGAATGATCCCTTGGATGTTCCTCGGAGATCGGGATAAGTATGTGTTACAGCGATCGCATGTGTTTGCTGTAGTTCCTTCGAAGCCCGATGCCGCTTCTCAATATATTCAAGGAACTACCGGTATCGCAATTGTTTAAGGAATAAGTATGCCGTATATCCCAGGATCTGGTAGAATATCAGATGTTTATCACAGTGACAATGTATTTGCCAACTTTATACCAGTTGCACTTTGGAACGATGCCAACGGACCAGAAGCAGCAGTTATGGCGCAGATCCTAGGACCTAACTTTTTATCCGACGGCGGAACTATCACCGTTGACGGAGAAGAAGATCCTAACATCGTAGTTAGACACCAACAGGCATTAGTTGATGCAGGCATCATTAAACAATCGGATCTAAATAAAGGAAACGATCCTACAGTCGGGTCGAGTGATAGTAGCGCCCCGCAAATTACAACAGCTACATTTACTACATCTACAGTTGATACGTCTCAGACGTCTTTTCCAGATTCGTATCGATTGTCTACAAATTATACGCTCGGGGCTATTACCAAAGCCCCGGGTGTTGTTTTTACTCATCCAGTCGCTCCGTCAGCTGGGTTATCAATTGGTCAGGTAGTTGAAAATCTGCAATTCTTGACGCAGAATTGCATCGAACCGGTCAAGGCACATCGACCTGATATGTTCTTGACTAATACATTTAGGCCTAGTGGTATAGGCAGCCCTACTAGTCAGCATCCAAAAGGCATGGCCTGCGACATGCAGTTTTCTAGGGCCAAGAAACCCGATTACTTTACTATTGCACAATGGATTAGAGATAATGTTTCCTATGATCAGTTACTGCTTGAATATAAAACAACAGGAAGCAAGCTTCCGTGGATACATTTAAGTTTCAATAAGGCAGGAAATCGCGGGCAAGTAATGACGTTTATGAATGATAAAAAATACTCAAACGGTTTAGTAGATTTGTCTGGAACATAAGTTAGGCTCCGGCAGGGGTAAAGATGCATAGCACTTGCGTAGATGAAAGGTCTGCGATAGATCGGCAACAACTAAACACGCCCTGGGGAGGTTGTCGCAAAAAGGCTGAATACTCGGCCTTTTTGTTTGAGCACAGTATCAGTTGACGCACTGTGATAGAAATGTTATTATAGAAAGTGTTACACACTTTTAATTTCTTAACGGAGTTTGTTATGTCAATGCATCTTGTTCATCCTTCTCTTTCTACTACTGGCAAAAAGAAAGGCAAGAAAAAATACAAGTCTGCCGACGCCGCTGCGCGTTCGCGCGAACTTAATGCAAGCTGGGAAGCACTGAAAACCTCTTACGGAGTTTCTACCACTTCGAAGAAGAAATCAAAAGATAATAGCGTTTATAATCCTCCAAAACTCCGCTATCGCGGTCAAGAGTTGCTCAAAGCACCGAGTCTTTGTAATGGCGTCGGTTCGTGCGCAAAGCAAGAAACACCTGTATATTCTGGCGATGCTATGATTGGTATTGGTCAACTACATAAGAGCAACAGTGTTCCGATCTTCAAACAAGAAGATGCAGTTGACATCGCTCGAATGCGCCGATAGCATAAAGTATTAACTCAACTGTTTTTACATCGGTAAATAAATCTATGAGAACATTATCATACGAAAAGTTTATTGCATATCTTGCGTTGTTCAGCGGTCTTTCCCTATCTGCAGTTGCGGCCTACTATTCTGTTGCAGGCCTAATGGTGATATTTGCTGCTGCCGCAGTTCCGGTAATGATCATGGGTGCCGTGTTAGAACTAAGCAAGTTAGTTGCAACAGTTTGGTTAAAACAGAACTGGGAAATATCACCGTTTAGTATGAAGGCTTATTTACTGGTTGCTATTTTAGTCTTTATGCTAATCACTAGTATGGGAATTTTTGGCTTTTTAAGTAAAGGCCACTCTGATCAGGCAGTTCCCGCAGGAGAAGTATCTGCACAAATTTCGATTGTTAATGATAAGATCTCTACACTGCGAGAAAACATAGAAGCCGCTAAACAGCAATTGGCTCAACTTGATTCGTCGGTAAATCAAACACTTTCTCGGTCGTCAAATGTTCAAGGCGCAAATAAAGCCGAGTTTATGAGACGAGCACAGATTAAAGAACGTGCTGAACTTAAATTAGAGATACAACGTAACCAACAAGAAATCGCTAAGCTAACTGAGGAAAAAAGACCGTTAGAAAACAGCCTCCGATCGATTGAAGCTGAAGTTGGTCCTATTAAGTATCTAGCTGCCTTTATCTATGGAGATACTAACCCAGAAGTTCTCGAAAAGGCAGTTACATGGATGATAATCTTGATTATTACTGTTTTTGATCCAGTAGCAGTTTTGCTGTTGTTGGCAAGTCAAATTAGTTTTGCAAGTATTAGAACCCGAGAATCACAACCTTCAAAAGAAAATTCTCAGCCGCTGCAATTAGATGATAAAATTTGTCATGCTTGCGGAGAAGGTACCTTAACCGAAGTTGTCGAACAAACTCCAGTTCAAGTAAACGGAAAATCCCAATATGTAAATTTGCACTACAGCGTTTGCAATCATTGCGGATCTCAGTTAACTAACCACGAGCAATCATTAAGAAACATCGAAGAGTACGCTCGTGCGTTTGATACAGATAAAGAATCGGAAACTACTCAACCGATTGATCGCCCAGAAGATACTGCCGAACCGATTAGGTCGACATCGAAGAAAAGAGGTCGGCGCCCTGGCGCAGTGACTCGAGCAGTTACTGACCTAGAAAAGGCCGAACAAGAAAAGTTCGAGAAGAAACTTTTAGAAAAAGTTTCTGCTATACCAGAACCACATAAATGGACAGACGGTATAGACAATAGCCCGATTGACTGGAGCAAAGTTCCATCTGATCAAGAATACATCCAAGTTGGCGACCAACTTATGAGTGTTCGCGCTGCAAAATCGCTTTACCCACCGAAAAAATCTAAATGACAATAAAAATAACTCTTATAACTCCGCCTGACATTTTTCAAAATAATCAAGACAGCATTTTATTCATGGGGTTAACAGACATTGAACAAGATCACGTTAGCGAATGGTTAGCCTCAACTGATCGGGTAGGAAATATCAACATCTATTTTTATAGCGGGGAGCCAAATGTTGATTGGCTAATGCATGCGCTTGCTGCATCCACATTTCGATATATTAGGTTAAATAATACATCAGCCATTACAGAGCGATTAGCTGGTTATATATTATCAAAACCAAATGTGTACTATTCAACTGACGATAACGGGTTAGCTGAATTGTACAGTTTTATTAATGTTAATCGAGTCGATAATGCCGTTGACTTTTTAGAAAGAGTATTCAGTGGAACCTAATCATTCGTGTGATTTTTGCGGCAAAGAAAAAGACGAAGTTGAAAAATTAATTGTGGGCGATCATGCGGCAATTTGTAACGATTGCGTGGACCTATGTCGTCAAATATTAGCCGACGACCGAGATTCATTTCAACCGTTGTCTAATAAGAATTCTATTTTTAATCCTACAAAGATTAAAGACTACTTAGATCAGTTTATCATAGGGCAAGATAATGCAAAAATTGCGCTAAGCGTTGCAGTCTTCCAACATTTTAAACGTGTATTTAACCCTTCAGTCGATGTAATGATCGACAAAACTAACGTTCTTTTGCTAGGACCGACAGGTTGCGGAAAAACAGCACTGGCAAAGAAGTTAGCAGAATACCTAGATATTCCATTTGCAATTTGCGATGCTACTGGCCTGACTGAGGCAGGTTATGTAGGTGATGATGTCGAAAGTGTGCT